GACGAACTGGAAGCGGAAAAGCGCAAGCGCGAGGAAGCGGAACTGTCCGAACTGGATAAAGCCAACAAACGCCTGGCAGAACTCGAAGCGCAAGTCAAGAACCAAACACTGGCACAGATGCGGCGAGAAGTCGCTGCCAGCGTGGGTTTGCCCCCAGCATTGGCTGACCGGATTCACGGTGAGACACCGGAGGAAATGGAAGCGGATGCGAAATCCATGCTGGAAGCACTACCCAAACCTGTTGCAAACAAACCATCGCCGGGCATTGTCACCAATCCGGGGGCTGCAACCCAGCCAGCGGAACCACGAGATCAACGGCTCCGGCGCATTTTAACTGGCAAGGAGTAAAAACATGCCATCACTCAACCTATATAGCGATCTTGCTGCTATCGCTAACAACATTCAGGAAGATGCGTATTTTGCCGTCCGGGAGGGCGGCACCATGCAGCGTCTTATCAAAGTCTTTCAGGATTCTTCCGGTGGAAATCCGCGCGTCGGTTATTACTACAGCAGCAACACTGCTGTCGCGATTGATGAAGATACCGATCTGACCTCCACTGTGTTCAAGCCAACCGCAGATCAAACCCTCACCCCCGGCGAAATCGGTTTGCAATACTTTGTCTCCGACCTGCGGGCGGAAAGCGAACTGCCGGAAAATATCATCGCGGACGCCAAGACCGATTTGGCACTGGCAGCCCTGGCAAAAGTCGAATCTGACCTTTGTGGGGACTTGTCCAACCTCACCGGTGGTTCCATCGGCACGTCCGGCTCCGCCATCACCTGGGGCTACGTCGCGGCTGCCATCGCACAGGCACGCAACGCCAACAAGAACCCGAATGTCCCGCTGTCCTGCGTGATTCACGGCTACCAGTGGGCTGTGCTTGCGAAAGCCGCATCCGTTGCGGGTTCTTCGCTGGCACAGGCTCCTGGTGTGACCGAGGAAATCACCCGCACCGGCTGGGTTGCCACCTTCATGGGTGTTCCCATCTACCAGGTGTTCGCAGCTGCTGATACCAACTCCAACTTTATCGGCGGTGTGTTCCCTGCGACTGCCCTGGCAATTGACTGGCGGCGCGGCATCAAAGTGGAAGCCGAGCGCAACGCCTCTCGGCGCGGCACCGAGTTCAATATGTCCGCCGTGTATGCGCATGGTGTCTGGCGTCCTGCTTTGGGCGTCAAGATGACCTTCGCTGCCACCGCTCCGACTTCATAAGGAGAACTGAAATGACTGACGTTCATATCGCGACACTTTCGCTCGGTTCCTATAACGGCGCGACCCACCTGCCCCTGGTGAAAGTCCCCAACGGGTACGGCGGCATCACCGTTCTGGAAGCCCACCTTGTGGGACCAGGTGCCGGCACCGCCATTGGCGGTCTGCTGGTGACTTTGACCGATGTCGGCACCCCGGCAGTCAATGGCACCATCGGCAGCTTTGCCGGAACGGTTGTCACCGCTGCTGGAGTTCCTAGCGCACTGACTGTTTCATCCGCTTACGTTGCCGATGACTACTGGATCGGCTTTGACCAGACCTCCGGAACTGTTCCCGCTGGTACGTTCATTGTCATGTCCTACGTCATGGGCAAGGCGGCTTAAGGTTTGACTTATGCGCGGGGATAGGATCGTACGTCCGACAAGCGGTGACTCCTCCCGCCGCTTCCCCGCGCCCTTTGGAGGCTTGTGAGAGAGGACACAGATGAGAATTAACTGGTTTAGCAACGCACCCTGGGCGTCAAGCGGGTATGGCAATCAGACCCGGCTATTTGCGCGCCGCATCAAAGACCTGGGACACCAGGTATCCATCACGGCATTTTACGGACTGGAAGGTGCCATTTTGAATATGGACGGGATGCCCATCTATCCAAAGGGCTTGCAGCCCTACGGACAGGACATCATGAGCGCACACGCCAGGAACGCCAATGCCGACATTATCATCTCACTGATTGACGCCTGGGTGATTGACCCGCGACTCAACGTTCACGGCATCCCCTGGGTTCCCTGGTTCCCGGTGGACAGTGAACCGCTGCCAGCACCCGTCAAGCGTGCTGCGGCAGCAGCCTTCAAGCGGATTGTCTTTTCCCGGTTCGGTGAAAAGATGGTACACGATGCCGGATTGGACTGCTACTATGTCCCACACGGCTGCGACACCAACGTATACAAGCCAATGGATCAAGCGGAAGCCCGCACAGCGGTGCAATTCCCCCAGGATAAATTTATTGTTGGCATGGTCGCAGCGAACAAAGGGACACCCAGCCGAAAAGCATTCATGCCGCAGTTAAAGGCATTTGCCGAATTGCAGAAAAGGCACGGCGACTGTTTTTTATACCTCCACACCAACCGCAGCGAGCGCGGGGAAATGGAAGGCGTGAACCTGCCCGAATACCTGCGCTTTTTGGGCTTGCAGGAAGGGCGCGACTACGGCTTCCCCGACCCCTACTTGCAGATGCTGGGCTTCCCCGATGCCGTCATGGCAGCGATGTACAACGCATTTGATGTCAAGACCCTCGTCAGTATGGGTGAGGGTTTTGGTATTCCCATCCTCGAAGCGCAAGCCTGCGGATGCCCGGTGGTGGTGGGTGACTGGACAAGCATGGGTGAACTCTGTTTCTCCGGCTGGAAAGTCAGCAAGGCGGACGCCGAACCATTTTGGACGCCCCTGGCAGCCTACCAATACTACCCGCGCTCCGGGGCAATTCTTGAAGCCTACGAAGCCGCCTACCAGATGAAAGGCAACCAGGACTACCGCACCAGGGCGCGGGAGGGTGCGCTTGCCTACGATGCAGACCGGGTGACAGAGAAATACTGGAAGCCGGTGCTGGATGACATAGGTGACCATCTGGCGGACAACGCAATTGCAACCCGCAAGGTGGCGGCATGAAGCGCGCCATCTGCACATTTGGTACAGGCAAGCACGCCGAATACCTGGACGTTGCCATGCCGTCATTCATGCGCTTTGCCGCCCGGCACGGATACGATGTGATTGTCGCTGACAAAATTGGCACAGCCCGCCCTCCCAGCTGGTACAAGGTGCGGATGCTGCAGGAGGCATTGAAAGACTATGACGCCGCCCTGTGGATTGACGCCGATGTGGTGATCGTGGACAGCCGCGAGGACTGGCAGCACGACCCGAAATACTGGCAGTCAATGGTCAAGCACCAGACAGGTGACGGGGAAGTCCCCAATCACGGCATTTGGTACGTGACGCAAGCCATGACCCCGATGCTGGACGCAATATGGGGGCTGGAACGCTATCGTTTTCATGGCTGGTGGGAACAGGCGGCATCCATGTCGCTGATGGGATACGACCCGGACAACCGACCCTGCCGGAATACTGCACCCACGCCGTATTATGAGGCAACGCAGTTTATTGACCCCGGCTGGAACGTCCACAAGTGGGACAAGAACAAAAGCAAACACAACCGATTTATGCACGCCACCATGTACGCTGACGTACTTGGAACCATGCAGGATTGGGCGGAGATGGCAATATGAAAATCATCATCGCCAATGGACCCGGACAGATCAACAACGGAATGGAGGTGATCCTGTTCCCCTCTCGCTGCGACTCGGCAGTGCCTAGCAAGCCGTTTGCCTACTATCCCTATGAACTGGCGTATTTATCCACCCTACTGAAGCGGGAAATGCCCGAAGCAGAAGTCAAGTTAATTGACGGCAACTATCCGGGCTGGACACCGCGCCAATACGCCTATGAAATCAGCATCCACAAACCCGATGTACTTATCACCGAGTGCAGCGCGCTAACCTACGAAACCATGACCGGCATCATGCAGCTGGTCGGGGCAAAAACAAATATCCTCACTGGTCCCTATGGCATGTGGAAACCGGAGAAAGCCCGCAGCGATGGCTGGACGCACGTCATCAAAGGCGAATACGAAGCCAAAGTGCTGGCAATTCTCCAGAGCAAGCCGGAACTGCAGGGATTTATTGACCTGGACTGGCTGCCATTCCCGGAAGACCAGGACATCTCCCGGATCGCATACAGCGAAGCCAGCGACCCGATGCCGGGGATGATCCAGGTGTACCCGACACGCGGCTGCCCGCTATCCTGCACCTTCTGCGTCACCCCGCTATATTATGGCGGACATGGACACAACCGGGGCAACCACCGCACCCGCGACATTGAGAACGTATGCGATGAAATTGAATACCTGGCGCGTAAATACCCGACTATGAGCGGGTGTTTCTTCAACGAGGAAAACCACAGCGCCAACACCGACTGGCTGTCGGCATTTGCTGAAGCCTTGATTACAAAAGGCTTGAACCGCTTTATCTATGACGCCATGTGCGGCTACTGGACATTTACAGAAGACCTGGTAAAGCTGCTGGCACGCGCCGGGTACAAGCAGCTGCGCATCGGGATCGAAAGCACCAGCGACAAAGTTGGCAAGCGCATCCTGAAAAATGTGCGGGTGGAAAAAGTGGAGCAGTTTATGCGCTGGTGCAAGGCGGTTAATATCCGGGTATATGGCACGTTTATGATTGGAGCGCCGGGTTCCACCGAAGAAACAGACCTGGAAACCCTGCGGGCATTGGAATATTGGCGATTGAAGGGCTTACTCACCCGCTGCCAGATCAGCACCGCCACACCGCAGCCAGGCACGCCCTTCCACCGTGAAGCGATGGAAAACGGCTGGCTGGTATCGGACGACATCAACCGATACGACTTTTGCACCCCTAACCTGTCCTACCCGGACTACCCGGCGGACAGGATACGACTTGTGCGAGGTGGGCGATGACATTCTTATCGGTCTACACCCCCACCTATAAACGCCCGCAGGCACTGGCACGCTGCAAGGCAAGCGTGGAAGCACAAACCATCCCCACCGAACACATCATCATTGTGGATGAAATCGGCATCGGGATTGATGGAATGTACGGAGCCATCCAGGACCACGCCGGGAAGGTCAATGGCGAATATGTCCTCGTTTTGAGCGATGACAACTACATCATTCACTCCGACTTTGCAGAACGATTGCAGGCGGTATCCCTCGAAGCCATGCGCCCGGATGTGATCGTGTTCAAAAACGATATCGCCGGGCTTTGCATTCAGCCGGTGGAGTGGGGGCGAGTGGTTTATGGCAACATTGACCTGTCCTGTTTTGCCGTCAAGCGGCGCATCTGGCAACGCCATTCGGACGCCTGGGGCAAGAACTACACCGGGGACTTTTACTTTATTCACACGCTGGAAAAGCTGGGCTACACCTTCCACTGGTGGGACAGTTTGGAGATACGGGCATCCCGTATCAGTCAGGGGGTGGCGGAATGAAATACATTGACCCTCCCAACAAGCTATTGAAACACATTGACCGGATTGCAGACATCATGAACGAAACGCCCGTCATTCCCATCAACGTGGAAATTGATCTGACAAACCGCTGCAACCTGGGCTGCCAGGGCTGCCACATGGCGTACCTGCACAGCCGGGGGGTACACGCCAAAAGACGCACCCACGAAACCGGGGACATCATGGACACCGAACTGGCGATCTCGATTGTCAGACAATTGGCAGCGGTGGGTGTGCGCTCCATCACCTGGACGGGCGGCGGGGAGCCAACCTTGCACCCGGACATCGCTGAAATTATCCGTTATACCCTCATCCCCCAGGGCATCTACACCAACGGCGTGCAAGTCACCCCCGAACTGGCAAGCCTGCTAAAAATTCACATGGATTGGGTGTATGTATCCCTTGACCGGCACGACCGGGACGGGTACATGAAATACAAGGCGGCGGACAAATTCAACGCCGCCTGTACTGGCATCCGCAACCTGGTCAAGTCACCGGGCGGGGCAACGATTGGCGTGGGATTCCTCCTATCGCGGGCGAACTGGGGGGACGGCTGGGACATGATTCACCTGGCGGAAGACCTGGGCGTGGATTATGTCCAGTTTCGACCCGAAGTCGAATATGACCCGGCGCACCCGGACATGGCAATTCACGACAACACCTGGCTGAAGCCCTGCATACAGTGGCTGGATGGCATCAAAGACCGGCGCGGCGTCCAGGTGGACACCAGCCGTTTTGAAATGTATCGAAATTGGGGCGGGCATCCCTACCGCACCTGCTACTGGTCGCAATTGCAGACCGTCATCACACCCGATGGACGGGTGTGGGTGTGCTGCAACCGACGCGGGTACAAAGACTCGGCATGGGGTGACCTGAAACTGGAATCATTCGCCGACATTGTAGACCGCATCCGCGCCTGGAAAGTGGACAACCAGTGCCGGGTGATGTGCAGAGGGCATATCCCGAATTTGACCCTCAATAAAATCATGGAGCCGCGCGGCGGTCATGACGATTTTGTGTAAGGAGCAACTATGACAACTGGAATTATCAGTGACGCGCTTGAAAACGCCTGGCTGAACCATGTATTGAGGAACACCGCCTATACCAGCCCTGGCACGGCGGTCTATGCAGCCCTGTTCACCAGCAACCCGGCGGACGACTTTTCCGGCACGGAATGCACGGGTGACGGGTATGCCCGCGTCCAATTACAGGGAACGGCGGAATGGAACGCCCCCGGCACCACCCGCGTCACGGCAAACACCAACGCCGTCACCTTCCCGACAGCCACAGGCGACTGGGGAACGATCACCCACCTTGCCATCTGTCACGGCGCAACCAGCGGAACACTGCTGTATTACTGCGAACTGACTGCCTCGAAAGTGATTGGATCGGCGGATACCTTCAGCATCGCTGCCGGAGAGATTGACATCACCATCGGCGGGGCGTGCAGCAACTACCTGGCGGGCAAACTGATTGACCACACCCTGCGCAACACCGCCTACACCACGCCAGGGACGGCAATTTATGTATCCCTCCACCAGGCAGACCCAACCAGTGCCGGAGACGGCACTGAGTGCAGCGGCACCGGGTATGAACGGGAACAATGCACCGGCTGGGACGCAGCATCGGGCGGGGCAACCCAAAACACCGGAGCGATTGACTTCGGCACGTGTACCGCCACATGGGGAACGGTGGTCGGTGTTGGTGTTTGGGATGCCCTATCTGCCGGCAACTACCTCATGGGAGGCACCGTATCCGCCAACAAAGTCACGGCGGCGGGCGACACCTTCCAGATCGCAGCCGGAGCATTGGACGTAACCCTGGGATAAACAATGGCAATCAGCAACCCCACCCTGCTGGATACCCAAACGCTGCGGACGGCGGACCAGCTAAACAGCGCGTCCATCTCGCCGTCCGCCAATGCGCTGCTAGTCATCGTTCATACTGTCCTGGCGTCCAGTGGCAGCGGGTGGACAGATGCCGTCAGTGACAGTTTCGGCGCGAACCTGGGCGACTGGACCAGTGTGGGGGTTGAAATTGACGGGGCTGCCACTGTCCATATGTGGCTTCACTATGCCCAATGCGGAGCAACGCCGGGCAGCGGGACAGTATCGGTTGATCCGTCCGGCGGGACCAAGCAGATCATGTTCGTACTGGAAGTGACCGGGCATAACACCACCAGCCCGGTGACGCAGTATAAGACCTACTCATCGGACGCCACGCCAACCAGCCCGGAAATCACACTAGACAGCAGCCCGGCGAGCGGATCGCTGGTGCTGGGTGCAATTGGCGGCGGTCCTGGCACGACTTCTTCCGGGGCAACGTCCGGCACTGGATTTACCGAACTGGCGGACACGCGGGTGGCGGCACCACGTCTCCCAGTCACGTCCTGCGCCGTACAGTATGACAACGGCGGGGCGGACACGACCTGCGACTGGTCGCTATCCAATTATGGACAGACCATCACCGGGATTGCCCTGGAAATTGCCGCCGCCGATAGCGGAGGCACAGCCCATTCAGCCGCCGCAACCCTGGCAAACA